CTATTCCGAGTAGTATTTAATGCTAATCTGGTATCCATAGCACTTCTCTTTACACCGTATTGAAAATTACTAGCTTGTCTTGCTTGATTAGCTGTCTCTTCTACTCCTCCGTGAGATACTATATTCATCATACTATATTGGTTGCCTTTTTGAGTATCAATTGCTTCGTTTTGCGTTCGAACCCCAAAGTCTAGTTGGCTTATTTGATTTTTGGTATCTTTCTGATATAATGTATCTAAGGCTCCGTAGTATTGTCTTATAGGCTGTTCCCTTCCTCTCACGTCATCAAGGTACCCACCAAGCTTTCTCCCAGCAGACCGTCTTCTATCTGCAGTTGTACCGCTCTCACCCAAGCCTAGCATTTCCAATCCTTCGCCAAAGAACCCTTTTCTACCAATATGTGTATCCCAAAAAGTTCCTAATTTATTACTTAACCAACTCATTATAGCCTCCACTTCCAAGGATTCAATACATTCTTAAATCTTCCTTTAGTACTTTTATTAGTGAATTTTTCCCATTTTTTACCCATTTTAGTACTACCAATAATCTTTGAAACTGCAACTGCTGCTAATAAAGGAGCTGCCACTGCTCCTACTGCTCCTGCGGCGGTACCTGTTCCAATTCCTGCAGTATTAGCGCCTGCCATTTTAGCAGCTGATGATTTAAAACCTACTGCAAAGTTACCTGCTTGTTGCTTTGCTACAGCCCCTGCAGCTTTACCAGCTGTAGCACCTTTTTGTGTTAATCCTAAGATTCCTTTTCCACCATAATTAAATGTATTTCCGAGGGCATCTACAGAAGGTGCTGATTTTGAACCCATTATTTTTGAAGGTATATCCTTTATAGCACTAGCACTACTAGCAATTTTTCCTCTTAGAGCCTCTTTTTGGGCTTTACTGGACAATGTCCATCCTAGCTTTGCAGCTCCTTTGCCGAGCTCTCTTCTCCCTTGAATTTCTCCAGTTCTTTGATCTAAATCTTGTTGGATACTATCCATAAATACATCTGGAGAAACATCTTCTCCTATACTTATATCTGGATATAACTCCTCTGCTTGTCTATTTATGCTCAAAGCATTTAAACTACTTGGTTTATGTCTTGGTACGTATCTTCTCATACTATTATCCTTATTAAACTCTTATATTTATAACCTTACCATCGTTTCCATCTGCGCCATCATTGCCTGACGCTCCACCAGCTCCACCGTCACCACCACTACCTTTTAATACGCTTGTAGTTCCTATGCTTGATGAGGTAGTAATGACTACTATTACTCCACCGTTACCACCAGCGCCACCACCACCTCCACCTCCTCTATATGGACTAGAAGAAGAACCTGCTCCTCCACTGCCACCAGCTGATGATGGTACTGATAAAATTGTATTTGTTTCACTACCACCAGATGTGCCATTTCCACCAGCGTCAGCAGTAGTATTATTATGGTCTCCTCCACCTCCACCACCACCGCCTGCAGCACTAGAACAAACTTTTAATCTTGTAGCGCTATCTGAGCCTTCCATAACATCTCTCATCATTAAAACTAAATGAGGGTCTATAACATCTAATCTTGTTATTGCTTTTGTAACGCTACCAGCGCCACCTTGCCCACCTGGTTGTCCTATTGCCATATTATAATCCTATTCATTAAACTGAAGTCCCAGCTTCTCCATTAGAACCATTGCCTCCAGTTGCATTAATACTCCCACTATTTGAAACATATCTTGCTGAAATTAAAACAATACCGCCTGAGCCTCCAGCCCCTCCTCCAAAACCACCTTTATTAGAACTCCCGCTTGTTCCATCTCCCCCTAATCCTCCGTTTTTACCCGAAGCTCCTGCATGTAAAGTTCCTCCAGCCCCACCTGATGCTCCAGTCCTTGTACTTGAAGCAGTACTTCCATTGTTTTGAATACTTGCTCCACTCTCAATAGTTAAAGTCCCATTACAAAACAATTTATATCCCATTGTATAAAGAATAGTACCACTTTTAACTGTAAAATTTTTAAAATATCCATCATTTTGCATATACCATTTAGTTCCAGTCCTAGCCATTATTCTCGTACCATATCCACTTGAAGTTTCGGTTGCATTAGATGGAGGCATGTTGATAGCATAAGTAAACTCACCATAAGCACTAGTTCTACTAGATGTGGTAATTTCAGTATCAATATAAGAAGAACCATTATAAGAATCTGAACCGTCTCCAAATAATCTACTTCTTTCTATAAGATAAGTCTGAGAAGTAATATCTCCATTAGTTGCAAATGTTATATTTCCATCAGCAAACGAAGCTGAACCATCATTATTTAATGACCATTTACCGTTTACTTCTTTAATAACATTGTTACTACCATCTATTCTTAAATTTCCACTAGACAAAATATCATTAGCAATAGACCAACCACCAACAGCTCCACTTGTTGCAGTTATTTTTCCAGTTAAATAAACATTTTCACTATATAAACCAAAGCCAGATAAAGAAGAACTATCGTATGTTATACCATCTAATTTCCCAAGCCTTACTTTAGCAGTAGAACTTGTCCAATCAGAGTAAGAATCTATATCAGCTTTAATATCGATATAAGGTGAATTTGAATCATCGGAAGTTAAATATACAATACCTTGTCTTGCTGAGTTGCTAGTATTTCCAATTCTTACAAAGTCATCACCCTCACTTGGAGAGCTTGTATTATCAAAACCTCCATTCTCAACAGTAATTGTTTTTCCATTTACACTTGCAACTTTATAAACTAATTTTTTTATAACATTTGTAGCTCCACCAGCAGCATCTTTAGCCACAAAAGCTCCTGGCTTTATTCTTTGCATCATAATTAAATCATTAGCTGCAAAAGGACATAAATTATTATTACTTGGATCCTCAAAAGTAATTGTACCATCATCATCACTAGCACTTAATCCGCTAGAACTTTCTACTTTAGCTGAAGAAGAAACAAATATAGCACCATTAGATGCTCTAATTTGCTGTATCAACAATTCATACACAGAAAGTGTACCTCTAATTGTAGCGTCTGAAACTTCTAAATGCCCAGTATTATCAATACTCCAACCACTACCTGTAAAGCCAGAAGAAAACGGATCGGATCGAATATCATCTCCTGCTACTATTATATCATTAAATGTGACATCTGAGCTAGTTAGAACATTTTGATTCATGTCGTAAAGTTCATTAGCACCTTGACCTGTATCAATAGTTGCAAAAGTAACTGCAGAACTTGTAGTTAGATGTTGACCTGTATTATATGCTAATTGAGTATCCCCAATAGAATCAGCGGTCACCGATAACGTAACAGAACCAGTAGAAGCACTGGCATCTATAGCTGTCCCTCCAGTTATTCCAGTCACCCCTGAATTAGTTATCGTTACAGCACCAGTTCCTGAGCTTACGCCTATACCAGTACCAGCCACATTAGAAGTAACACCACTATTTGTGATAGTAACTGCGCCTGTCCCTGAACTTACTCCTATACCAGCACCAGCTACATTTGAAGTAACGCCTGTATTATGAATAGTTAGAGTATCTGTAGCACTAACAACAGCATTTATAGCGGTTCCATCTGAAACAGTTAAAGTATTGCCACCAATAATTGGCTGTGTTGTACTACCATCTGATATAGTCCATGATGTATTAGATGCAGTATCATCTACATATTTTTTAGTAGCTAGATGTAAATCTGAAGTAGGTCCTACACCAGTTTGCACAGTAGTAAAGGGAGTAGATCCATTTTGCATTACTGCTCCAGCTGTATTAATAGTCCCAGAACTTCCAGAATTCACTATAATAGTTTTTGGAGCATCAGCTGACTTTCCCTTAGTCGAACTTTGAGAACCAGCTCCTACTATAATCCATTTACCATTATTTTTAATAGCTTGAGATAAAGATGTCCCTGTCCTAATAAAAGCCACATCCCCATCATTCCCAAAGTTTTTAGCTGGGAACTTAGATAAGACTACAGGTTTATTAGCCTTTGTTTGACTTAAATTTCTTGTATTCCTATCCAATTGATTTCTCTCTATAAATAATTGTCATATCATTTAATTCAAATCCTATTGCAGCAGTACCAGATATTTGTATCTGAATACTTTTTACATTTTTTATAGTAGAGCTAGGCTTTAATTCTAAAGTTTGTGCTGCAGTAGAATCGCTATCTAACTTTGTTGTACTAAAAGCAGTATAAGAACCAGTTCCATTAGTTCTATATTTTACAGTTAAATCTTGCTCAACACTATTTAAGTCTGGTCCTCCAGTATATTGAATAATAATTTTGTATATAAAGGTATCTCTACCAGCATCACCAAAATCAAAATCTTTTGTTTCTAAAACAATATTATTAGAAACTACCGTTGTTGCTGTAGGAATATTAGCCCATTTAGCTAATTTCACAGAATTACCAGCCACATCATACCAATAAATTAGATCATTATTAAAATCTGTTGTTATATTCGACATTCCATTGCCAACTACGATTCTTTCTTTTATCATAGTCCAACTATCAGTAACCATATCATAAAGATACGCATCTGTAACCCCATTTATAGTCCCAGTAAAACCGTCATTACCACTGTCAAAGTAATTAGCAGTTCCATCTCCCATATCGCCTATAATTAACAGTTGTCTTTCTTTAGGGATATATCCAATAGCAGCTCTGTCAGTTATAAAGGTATCCCAAGTGGCTGATTTTATCCTACGTAATTCTTTTTTAGTAAGGAGATTTTTCACAAGTTTACCATCGTACATATAACAACCAGAATTATTTACCCAAGCGCATCCATAATCAGTATTTGTAAAAGCAGCAGGATTCGCAATTCCTTTATATCTATGAGACTCTTCTAAAAACTCTATCTCTTGAGAAACATTTAGGATATGCAGTGTATCTTGTTTAAATTGTAATATCCTATCGGCGTATTCTGCAAGAGCTACAATGTGTTCGCCATCATCGATGGCTACGTCAATCTTCCCTGAGGCTTTAAACTTATCAAACTTCCCTACTTCAGATTTGAA